AGAAGCAATAACATCAGCATCATCCCCAGCACCAGCACCACTACCTATAGCGGAAGAAGAATCAAAAAAGAAAGAAGAAGCAACAACATCAGCATCATCCCCAGCACCAGCACCACTACCTATAGCGGAAGAAGAATCAAAAAAGAAAGAAGAAGCATCAGCACTACCACAACCACCAAATAAAGGGGGAGCATTAAATATAAAACCTGATGTTAAAAAAGGTAAAAAAAGAGGTGGTAGTTATACAACTGTTACTAAAACAAAAAAGAAGAAATCTGACAAAAACACAAAACAACGAACATTTAAGAGCCGTTTGTTAATGGATATCTAAAAAAAATTGATTTGAAAGTCATACATATTTATACTACAAATAAATATGTTGAGCCAAGAAGAAATCTTTGAAAAACCGACCCTATACAGAAGTAACACTATTATGTACTCACCACCACCTCTTGTAAGAAGTGATACTCAAGATACTAGAATGGATATAGATGAACTAGAAACAACTTTACCAACGTGGTCAAAACCTCCTCTTGTCCGAAGTCACACACTACAAAATGGTGAGAACTTATTCAAAACAACAACCGACAGCCGACCAGATAATGGTTTTTATCAACCCGAAAAACTTCGTAGAGAAACATCTTCTGATTATGGTATATTTGATGAGAATTTTGAACATGATTTATATAATTGGTTTACCTTTTGTTCTAATGAAAAAAAAGCCGAATACATAAAATATTTAACTGACCATATGTTATATAATAATACCGAAAAAGTTCAGTTGAAAAGACAAGATACATGTATAGAATCGACCGAACCTGTTAGTTCAGTCAACCAACCACGTCTTGGAAAACAGGATCGACATACGTTAAATACGATTCTTAATGAACCAGAACTTGAAAGTATATTTAATTCTAAAAATAATGGATATACAAATCCTCCTGTGTTGTCAAGAGTACTTGGAACAACTCCTGGAGAATTTGAAGCTATGTATACAAATACAAAATCTCCTGTCAATTTCACAGAACAGTATAGTGACGATGAATTTGAAGAAAATGACCCTAACGAAATTACGATGAGACATGGAGATTTTAAGAATGCGATTACAGTTGAAACTGATACACAAGAAAATATGGATATAGAATAAAAATAAAAATAAAAATAAAAATAAAAATAAAAATAAAAATTAGATTATTTATATTGTATTTTGTATATTTTTATTGAATCGTCTTATGTTTTGACTTATTGGAAAAAAATTGATTTCAATAATGTTTTGAACAGTATACAAACTAAACTAAAAGATGGTAAACATGATTAAAGATATTGAAAGTACTATTATTAATCACGTTGAGAGTATCATACATACTCTTAGTAAGAAATATAATTTTGATTCATCCGAAGCAATTAATTTTATTAGTAATTACAGTAACATAAATGAAAATACAAACAGCGAACAATTTAATGAAAAGGTAGGTATATTTTCGGTTGTTGATGAAATTAGCCAAATTAGCAACAACAGTAGACATGAAGCAGATGATAATGTTAGTGTTGAACCTGAAAAAAAGAAACGTGGACGGCCTAGAAAAATGAACAACGATACAAATGATCAAGACAAACCTAAGAAGAAACGAGGAAGACCAAAGAAGGAAAATAAGGTTACAATTGTAACTGACACAGAGGATGAAAAAGAAGAAAAATATCAAAAAACTACAGATGAAATAATTTCTTCATCGATTACCAGTTCTGAACCTATTTCATCTAATGACGAATTAGATGAGGAAAATTTGTCAGATTTAGAGATAGATGTTGAGAACTGGACATGGAAAGGAGACAAATACTTGAGAGATACCAAAGGTAATGTGTACTGTGTAAATACACACGAAAAAATGGGAATATATGATCAAGAAAGAGATATTATTATTATAAAAAATTAACTTATAGAACTTTTACTATTTAAATATTAACTTTTTTTTTACTATTTATGTTGACCACATTATACCTTTACTTAAATAAGGCCTCTATAAATATTTTGTGTATTTCATTTGAACCTTTATGTGCTACTCTATGTGGACCAAACCCTGGATCACCATTTACTTCAATTATCACACCCCCACTTGTGTATGGAAGTGATATATTTGGACTTACATAATCTATACCTAAATTTGTACCACCTATTATTTTACTACAATTCTTAAACATTTCTATATTAATTGGGTCTACATCATTTACAGATATAGGTCTTGATACTGCACCATTACTTAAATTTACTACACCTGATAATGTTACGTTTTCATTTATTGGTATAACACTATCTAACGTATAACCTTGTTTTATAAAATAAGTTTCATCTACATTTTTTAGAATATTTGTTTTTTTATTTTTATTTTCATTATATTTCTTTATTAACTCTCTTAATGTTGAAACGCCATCTCCTTTTACTTTTCCACTAACTTTTTCTACAATATCAATTACTTCATTTTTATGAAGGAATATTCTATAGTCCTTACCTTTTTTGTATTCTTCTACCATACATTTATTATATTCATTTATAGTACTATTCCATTTTAAATTACCCATTAATTTTTTCACATTTTTTTTTAATTCTTTATAGGTTTGTATATCAACGGTTACTTGTTCGCCTTTTGCTCCAAGAGTTGGTTTTACAACAAATGGAGGATTTAATTTCAAATAAATATTTTCTAAATTTTCGTCAATAGATAGTTTATTATCACATATGTAAAAAGCTGGACACGGTATTCCATTATCTATTAATAATTTAGATGTTTTTTGTTTTGATTTACATAAATCTATTACTTTTTGACTATTGCCTTTACTGTGAATATCTATTATTTTGTTATCTGACTTTCGAATTAATTTTTTATTTAGGTAATCGATTTTATATCCATTATCTTTTAACCATTTTCTCGTATTTTTTCCATTAAATGTATGTGGAAGACCTATTCCAGGAGTATTCCATAGATACAAAGCATAAGTTATAGATATTAATAATGTAACAAAAAGCAACGAATTTATTGTAAACCCTCTTAAATATATAACTGCTATGATTATTAATAATAATACAATAATATATTTTATTATTGACTTCATAATAATATATATTCACATATTAATTTTAAAAAAAATGTTTACATAATTTATATAATGTTTAAATCAGACAAAGAAATAATGATGTATTTTCATACATCACTTAGAAATATAGGTCTAATGACTTCTATTGCTTTAGCGATGCAAGCATATTCTATGCGTACCACAGACAATAAAAGATCCATTAGTATACATTTTGGATATTTAATATTTTTAGCACTTGCCATTTATATTAATGTTTTATTTATTGAAGATTTAAAAAATTCAAAAGACGCATTTAAATCAGTATTAGAAAATCGCTGGATTAATATTCCATACCTTACAATTACATTATTAATAATAATGTTAATGTTAGGTTCATTTAATTTTTTAAAAAATATTTTTAAATTAATGAAGTAAATTATATTTATATTTTAATAATATGTTTTTATATTTTATTAATATATGAGTAATAATGGATTTATATTAGACTTTTTAATTAATTACGATGAAACATGGTGTAATATACTAGGAATATTTAATCCTTATTTAGATCCATATGACTATAATTGGTCAAAAAATGTGCCGATGTACGACATACTTGCTTACGAAAAATATCCTAAGTATAATTTTGTTTATGACAAATTATGGATAGCTAAATCATGTGGTATGGAATCTGGTGAATTAAAAAATTTACACAAACATGATGTTGAATATCCTATATTTATTAAGCCAAGATGGGGTCATAAAACTGCATCAAGTAAAGGTTGTTACAAGATTAATAAATATGAAGACGCAATAAAATATATGGATGACGATGATATGATGTGGTCTGAATTTATTGATGCTAAAGAAGGTATGACTGACTTTATTCTTTTAGATGGTGAAATTAAGTGGCAAATGACACTTGAATACTCAGATACTCAAAATGGTTTTATTGACGATTGGAAATCGATAAATATGACACATCAACCTCCTGAATCTGTAGTTGAATGGGTAAACACACATATGTCTGGATATAGTGGTATTTTAAATGTTCAATACAGATCTGATAAAATTATTGAAGTTAGTTTAAGACCTGCAAGAGGTGGTTCATATTTAAAATCATGCAATAACAAACATATTATTAATAATATTAACAACGTTATTGATAATAATGTATGGGACGAAACAATTGAAAATAAAATGGATTATAAACCTTTTTATTCATTTAAATGTTATACCAAAGCATTTATTGTATATTTGTTACCACAACACGCAATAGACGCTATCATGTATTTTTTTAATTCCAAATCATTTTATGAATATTACTTTGAACCATCTGGTAAAGTTGGTATGGTTTTTTTTCAATTTTATCATTCTGAATATAATAAGGGTCACAAAGCCAAATTATTTTTAGAAACATTAATGTTGTTTTTACAAATTTTCTTCATTTTTTGGTTTGTCATCTTTATATACTTATTTTTTAAAGGCAATTTATTTAAATCATATAAAACAATATTTATTTTAGTTGCTGCATTATATTGTACTCAAATTTTTAATCCATTAACAACATTTTATAGTAAATTAAAAACACAGAAACAACAGTTATTCTGATCTGTTCTTATTTATTAAAAATAATATTATATATTTTTAATAAATATTTTACACCATATTACACCTTTTTAATATAAATCATACCTTCTTTTTTACAATCAGCACAATATTTTCCATAAGATTCTCCTGTAAAATTAAAAAACGGTTTCTTGTGGCAATTTTCTTCTTGACATTCATTTGGTTTTAATGATGTTAATGATGGCACTTCTAAAGGTTTTAAATCTAATTCTTGTTGTGTTACATCTGATACAGGTATCGGTGTATGTGTACTTATAATTTCATTTTTGTATAAAAATTCGGTACTATTTTTACCATAATCTGGTTCTTGTTCTTGTATACTTGTTGTTATTTCACTATATTCACTTTTATTTTCTCCTTCATTATCACTATCTTCATCATCCGATAAATCAACATCACCTGTAAAATTTACATCATTCGATATTTCTTGATATATTTTTTCTAATCTATCTTTCACCTGATTCATCTGCTTTATATGATTTTCATTAAAAAATTTTACATAACCTTCATATAATTCTACTTGATGTTTTATCATTTCATTTTTATGTCTTACTGTCGTTACAAAATTTCCTATACAAAACCCTTTTTTACTTAATTTTACCTTTGAATTCATATTTGTCATCTTTTCTTTATAATAATTATGTATCTGTTCTAAAACATTAATTACAAAAGAATTTATTGTTTTTAATACTTCTTCTGGATATACTACTTTGTCATCCAATTTATCATATTTTGGTAGATTACTATTTGATTCTACTATTGCCTTTAATGATTCACTCGAAACACTATTTTTTACATACATTAATATTAATTTATATAATTTATAATAATCACCATATATACGATTATTTAGAAAGTTCATTAAATTCATTTGATCATCATATTGTCTACAGTATATTTCATACTGAAAATTAAAAAAATCCAAACCAAATAATTCTACTGGATCATTTGTTTTTTCTGTAAGACCAATATACAAATCATTTATTTTTCCTATTGCCTTTTTTGTTTTTACTGATAATTTTTTTATTAATTTCATTAATTCTAATATTTGCTCAAAATCTTTTTTACGTTCTCCGAATTTAATCTCCATATACATTAAAAACAAAAAAATAAAATAAATTATAACATATAAATATATGAGTGAAGAAATCGAAATAAAACCAACAGATGATGATAATTTATCTACTATTTCAAAAGGTCCTCCAGCTAATCAACCCCCATGGGATGCACAACATGAAAAAGTATTAATTGAATGGGCAGACAAAGCCCAATGTTATCGATGGCTTCATGGTCGTTCGTTCGCATTATATAGACGTAAAGCTATGTGGTTTACTATACCTGTTATTATTATGTCTACTATTACTGGTACAGCAAATTTTGCACAAGAAAGATTCCCCGAAAATATAAAATCTCTTGCCGTTATTATTATTGGTTCTGTTAATCTTATCGCTGGTATTATTACTACTATTTCACAATATTTAAAGGTTAACGAACTCTTGGAATCCCATCGTGTTGCTAATCTTTCTTGGGATAAATTTGTTAGAGATGTTAAAATGGAACTTGCTAAAGACCCTAGAGAGCACGGCGATGTTCCTAGTCAAAGAGAACCTCCTATTACTTGTTTAACTAAATTTAAAGAAACTTTTGATAGACTTATGGAGGTTAGTCCTAATATTGAAGACAACGTTATTGCTGAATTCGCATTTAGATTTGACGAAGATAAAATACGTATTTCAAAAGAACTTAAATCAAGAAAACAGCGAATTTTATATGGCGATGAAAGTGGTGATGGTGTTGCTCCTTGGTTACGGCCTTGTGTTAAATTCTTTAAATGTTATGACTGCTTTACTGACCCTAAAGATATTGAAAAAAGAAAAAGGAAAAAAGAACAAAAAGATAGAGAAATTAAATGGAGACAACTAAACCCACGAAGTAGTATTAAAGATTTTTATGATCTTGAAGCACAGATAAATCCACCTGATACACCTACCTCACCAAAAGGTCGGGAAAAAGAAATTGCACAAAAAGTTAAAGATGAAATTAGCAAAAAAAATAAGACATCTGTTTATTTACGGAAACCTGATATTTTAGGAGAACTTAATTCAGTTGAACATGATATTCACCCATGGAGAATCGAAGAAGAAGAAAAAAAATTATCCTCTCCCGATATTGAAGCTAAAGAATTAGCTAAAAAAGAACTTGAAAAAGAAACCAATAAAAAAATGCAGTTACAAAATCAGGAAAAATTATTACTTGAACAAATCGAATTAAAAAGGATGGAAGAAGAAGAACAGGAATTGATCAGAATTAAACAGAATATCAACAATAGAATTACTGAGTACGTTACAAAATTTAAGACTAAATGGCACCGAACCCCTCTTGTTGATGATGTTATCGAAGCTTTATCTGATATTGATGAAAATGATATTCGTACACATGAACTTCTTAATGATAATGTTATTGAAGCTTAATTTACATACCCCAAATGATTTAATAAATTAAATAATTTATCAAATCAGTTTACTTTAATATTTGTGAATTTGATGCACTTTCCATGCCCCAATATAATTTCGCTACTGGACTTATTTTATTATTTAATGCAAATCTACATTTGTTCATATCTTCACAAGGATTACATGGTTTGTCTACAAACTTAAATCCTGCTACATTTTCTAATTCTTTTACTGATACATAATGAGGATTTCTTTTTTTCATCTCTCCATTCGTTTCTGATATGTCAAAGGCTCTCAACTCTTTATTACCTGCCTCACACTCTAAATGTTTATTATTTACTGTTCTTACACCTACATTATAATTATTCAAATTGTTTATAAATTCTAATTCAGGTATTTTATGTAAACACCCATTCTTATTATATTTTGCCAACAATATAAAACTTCTTATAGGTAATGTCTGCTGGTAATGTTTTAAATCTTCTTTTTCCTTATTTATTTCTTTTTTACCCCATTTTTTATGTTGGTTTCTATACTCCTTCTCTCTTTGTGCCATTACACACTTCTTTACTGCATCTGGATAAGGAAACTCTTTATGTAAAGCATAATGTAATCCTTCTTTCTCTGTTATCAATTCTTTCCAGTGTACCTTTAAATCATTTTGGAGTGTTTCATGTGTATCTTTTCGAAATACATCTTCCTTTATTCCATTCCATGTAGCTTTTGTTATCTGTGTGTCATTATTTACTTTACCAATATTTGAACTTGATAAATCACCAAATCCTTCTAAAATATTAAAAAACTTCAGTACCGCAGATACTATTAGTACTACTATCAGTCCAAATATTATAAACATGTTTCTATCTTTTATTAAATTATTATAATTCATTACATTTTGTAATACCTTTTTGTCTAGTTTTGTCATATAATATATAAAATTATTTTTATTTATAATATTTCAAAATTTACATCTATTTTATTATAATTTACACTATAATATCCATTTGACATCTTCAATACCGCATTATCATATCCTAATTCTAATAAATCCTGTGCCATTACACCTTTGTATGTTTCTTCTACATTTATCTCATCTATACCATCCATAATTTCTATATAATTATAACTATATATTGGTATTCCCATTTCAGATATTCCTAATTGTTTTACATTTGTTTTCAATCTTTTATCTGACCACCACCTTCTTCTTCGTCTTCTTCTACTTGGTCTTGGTAGTCTTGGGGGCATAGATGCTTTTTGTAATGCTGCTGCCGCGGTTGCTTCCGCTGCCGCTGCTCGAGCTTCTAAGTCAGCTAGTTCGGATTTTGTATCCATAGCTATATTATATGCACGTTCGTCTACTGGTCCCACAGGACCTTGTTCACCTTTTTCGCCTTTTTCGCCTTTTTCGCCTTGATTTCCCTTTTCACCTTGTTCACCTTGTATCCCTTGTTCACCTTGATTTCCCTTAGAACCTTTCTCACCTTTTTCACCTTGTATCCCTTGTTCACCTTTTTTTCCTCTTATTCCTGTTTTTCCTCTTGGTCCATTCGGTAATATTGACTCTTCTTTCTTTCTTAATTCTAAAGCATCTCCTAATACTGGATCATCATCTGCATTTTCCATTCCTTCTATTTCTCCATAATCATCACTATCACTATCACTATCACTATCACTATCACTATCACGTTCATCTATAACTCTAAATATTAGTCCTAATGCTAATAATAATATTACTATTATGAATAAAATTAATAATTTATTCTTTGGTACCAGTAAATTATAAAAACTGTTTAATAAATTCATATATTATAAATAAAAAAAAAATTTTTTCATATAATAAATTAAAATCCAAATATTTTTGAGAAAAAACCCTCTGTGCCTTGTGGTATTAATTCTTCAGCTGGTATGTCTTCTACTTCTGATACTAACATTTTCTCTGTATTTTCTTCTGTAAATATTGGTTCGGGAGAATAATCTTCTGCTAGTGCATTTTTTATTTCTGCTACATCTGATTGTGTCTGTGCTAAACCACGAGTTAATGTATCTGAATTTCGTACTGCATCACGTATTAAATCTTCTTCACGTTCTGTAAATGTTGATGGTCCTTGAGGTCCTCTCCATCCTCTTTTTCCTCTATATCCCCTCATTCCACGTTCTCCTCTCTCTCCTTTTTCTCCAGGTGGTCCTTGACTACCTATACCACCTGAAACTCCTTGAGGACCTCTCTTTCCTCTCATTCCTAAATCACCACGAGGACCAGATTCACCTTTTTCACCCATCGGACCTTCGTGAACCATTCCATTATCATGTGTGTGTGATTCACCTATATTATGACCTTCTATTACCTTTGTTGACCGTTGTAGTATAAAAAGTATTAATAATAATGATATACCACAGACTAAGATAAAATTTTTTCTAATTACATCAATTGTTTTCTTGACAGAGTTCATTAATTTCATATAAATTATACTATTATTTTTTATTTTTTATTTATTAAAAAAGATCTAAAATTTTACATTTGTTTACTTACTATAAATGTACCATGTATTATTTTTATTATGATACATCATAACATTTTTTGAAAAAATATTTGAAATTTTTTATTTATCGTTTGACAAAAAAATTGATAAAAAAAAATGGGGTTTTTTTGAAAATGGACATTTTTTTATGAATATTCAAAAAACATCATTTTTTACTCCGATTTTCTAAAAAGTTCCCACTTTTGGGATTTTTACTGAAATATCGATTTTCCTAGATAATGGTCACAATTTCAAAAAATAATTTTCATGTTTGTCTAGAACTGAAAAAAATTTGTGAGAAAAGTTTTTCAGATTTTTAAAAAAGGACATTTTTAAAATGTCCATTTTCAAAATCTTAAAATAGAATCTTCCCGAAAAAATTTCTCAGTAACAAAGTTGAAAAAATCAAATCGAAAATAAGAGCATTCTCTAGCAAAAACA